GATAATACTCGCGCTGTGTTTCAATGGTGCGTTCGCCTTCAATAACCGTACAATCAGTGACGGCAACTACTGCATTAAAGACCTTAATAATATCAGGATGACACGTATCTAAACGTGCTTGTGACGTAGGAGAAAATGTTGGCATTTACTGGATCGCAGGCTGTTGTGGCGTTGTTAATTTTTCTAATTCTTCGTAGGCTTTTTTAATAGCTTCTTCTGCTTTGGCTTCTAATACTTTTAAACCACCTGGATACTGTTCATCTATTACATCACGTTCTACTTTAGTAGCTTTGTTTAAATAATCATTATATAAGTGTGCTTCAGGAAATTGTTGTTTAACATATGTTTTTGCTTCTTTCTTTACATCTTGTAAAAAATTAGTAACTAAATAACGTTGTTCAGCAGAAGTGAAATTATTTTTATAAACATCCCAGTTTGATATATTTTCCATTCTTAACATTACGTCAGGATCACTCATAATCCTTCCCATAGCATAAGAAACTAAATCATTTAAACGTCTGTCGCGCATTCCAGGGCCGTAAGAACGCCAATCTATATCTAATCGGTTTATTTCTTTTTCAATCGGATTTTTAGCTGGACTAATTGTAACACCTGTAAGTTGACGAAATATTGGTGACTGTCGAACATACGGCATATCGCGTGTCGGACTTTGTGCTTCTCGCGTATCAACACCTACGGTTTCAGCCATCTGTGTACCAAAAGGAAATTTTGAATAAACAGGCTGTGCAAAAGGTGCTGCATCTCGGCTTCTGGCAATTTGTGACTCAGGATCAATTGGTGACGCTACATCACGTAATTGTTGAAAAGGTACAAGATAACCTGATAAATATTCACCTGCTATTCGTTTACCCGCATTGACTGCTTTTTCCGTATCGCTTGATCCACTTTGTATATTTTTAAATATTTCATCCGTGAAATATAGTCCTGTACCGCCACGAAAACTAACACCTGACAGACCTTGTGCTAAATCCTTTAAATTTAGACGGAATAATGTTCCGTTGTTTGCGCGTTTAATCAAATCGCCCACATACAAATATGGTGCTAAAGGATAATACGAACGCATATCGGCAGTTTTACCGTCAGCAAGATTCAACTCATACCATTTATCACCACCAAAGTTTTCCTGCACTAAATAGGATGATCCAAGAAGTGCTGATCCTGTTATTGCTTTTGTTATATCTTGATAATCACCTTCAGCAATATTACCTTTTTTTCCAACACGTTCATAAGCAGATTTAAAAAATCCTAGCGGTGAATACTCCATATTGAACTTCATTGAGTTTACTAAAAAGCGCGGGAAAGGAATGAAAAATGTTGTAAAAGGTCTTCCTGAATTTACTGTATCAACCAGCCATTTACCAGCCTTACCTTTAGGCGAGTCACTGAATGTAAATTTTAACGCATCATCAACTGCGCGTGTCATTATATCTTCACTAATATCACCCGCTTTTCCACTTTTAACAATTGATTCAAGACTAGAATCAGGATCAGCAAACTTAATTTGCCTATTTAAACTTTCAGCAAAAATAGCACTTCTTATAACCTGATCTTGTGCGCGGTTAAAAACGTTTAACATAAATACGCCTTTATCAATTTTATCAAAAGCGCGTGTAGAAAATGTTTTTTGATCTGCTATTGAACGTAAACCCGTAGCCGTTACATCTGCATCAACTTGACGCATCATTTCACGAAATTCTTTAGGTTTGGTTTTTAAGACTTCGCGTGTCAATTCCATTTGTTTTGCAGGATTTAATAAGGCTAATGTTTGGCCTAATATATCCAATGCTGAATTGTACGGATTATTTTTGTTTACTTGACCTGTAATTTTTTGGATACCGTAATCTAACGATCTTTTAAATATTTCTACAGGCTGTCTTGCATAAGAAACAGAAATGTTACGAGCAGCCGTTGCAACTTGTGATACAAGCAAACCCCGTCTTATATCATCCATTCGTTTCAACGCATTTCGTTCATCAAATAACGTATTCTTCTTTAACATCATATTTTCAGGATCAACTGCTTCGTCAAATAAAGATGAAAGCCTACTGATACGTCTTTTTAACGCAGATTGTTCTGCTAATTCACGGGCAGCTTGTGAAACATTTTCGGAATACGTGTCAGCAAATTGTTTGAAGGTTATATTATTATTGTTTAATACTGTTTGTATTGTTTCATCTTTAATAAATCCACTTTCCAATGCGTCAGCAACTTGTGTCGTAATACGTTGGTCTGGATCAAAAACTAATTTTGATTTTTTGATTAACTGCTCATAAGCAAGATTAACACGCTTTGTCACATCAGGATCAACGCGCGGTGTTTCTTCTAATAAATCTTTTGGCTGCGTTGCCTTCTCAATACGTTTTGATAATTCTTTATCTTTTTTATCTAGTTCTTTTTGCGCTTCAATCTGCCTTAATTTAAAGGCTTCTGCTTCTGGAACGATTGCCTGATTTTCTTTATATTGTTTTATAACGTCTTTAAAAGGAATTGGTACTTTTCCTGCTGCTTTTTCTATTCCGCGTGCAAGAAAAAGACCTGGTACAGAAAGTATTGCACTATTTACAGCCATCTTACCACGATTTAACGCTTCATTGTCATCAGGATCAACTGCTAAATAATTATCAATTGTTTCTTTTACTGCTGGATCTTCTACTACCTGTGATAACAGATTAAATGCGTTTGCATCATCAGGATTAAAAACTAATTGTTCTGTGACTTGTGCTACCAGTTCTGTAATGCCTAGTTGTTTCCATGCTTTAGCTTTTTTGCCTTTTGTAATAAAATTACGCAATCTTAATGGTGTTTGACTAACTGCATTAACAGCTTTTATAGCACCGATATATGGGCCGACAAACTGAATCGCTGTTTTTCCAATATTACCTGGTACTGTTTGTGGATCAGGTATTGGTAAAAATGAATCTATAGCCGCTTCTTGAATACGTTTTTCTTTATCCATTGTTTCATTGCTGGCAAATTCAGGTAACTGCGATAATATTTTTTCATCTACTCCAGCCATTCGACCAAATTGTTCAGATTGTGTAATTGCTTGTAATGCTTGTGAACGGCCTATAGCTGCTAAGTTTTTTAAAAGTTCACCACCCGCTTCACGAATACCACCAGGTACAGCCCGATAAAACTCACTACCAAATGTAGGTTTTTCAGCAACATCTACTAATTCTTTACCAAGCATTTCAGCATCATAACGTTTTTGATCTACTTGGTCTGGTCTTAATTTACGACTGTCGATTTCAATTACATTAGATTCTTGTATAACTGGTTCTTCAACAACTTCGTCAATAACTTCTTCCTGACCATAACGTTTTAACTGTGGCAACGTATTATTTTGACGAACAACACGTTGAGGAATTACTGTATTTTGTCTAGGAACTTTATAATATTCGACCATCTGTATTGCCTTAACGCGCTTCTATCATATCTACAAGACTTGATGAGTTTGGATTGAATTTATTAAAATTTTCTAACAGAAATAATGTTCTAGCAAATGCTTTATCTTCTTTTGATTTTATTTTATCAAAATTAATACTCATCCGACTGTTGCCTTTTTTATCTGTTACAATTGGAAATGCATTAGGATATTTAGTAACTAAAGTATTTATCTTTTCTGTCATGTTTGGCTGTTTAGGTAACTGACCTTTTTCCATTTCGGTAATTTCAATAAACTTATTAGGATCACTTGCATACGATCCACCTATTTTATATTCAGGAATACCTAATTTTCGTTTTTCTTCATTAGTAAAATACCGAAATTGTTTAATTTCTTTTTCTTCTTTTTCTTTAAATTGATCTTTTATACGTTCAGATAATGATGTGGATAACGCACCACGAACAACATCAATCGCATCAGAAGCAGGAAGACCTTTCAATATATCACGCATTTGACCAACGTTTTCATCGGTCATATTAAACATATTTCCTGAACGGTCTTGACCTGATTCAATATTTTCTTTTTCTTTATCAAAACTACGCAAAGTATCCAGTTCTGGTCCTGTTATTGCGTGCAATCGCAACGCATCACCTTCTGAAGTATCTGGTGTGTCACTTACTATAGGTGCTGCTGTTATAAGATCAGATAACTGTCCGGCATCTTTTTTTAGTTGTTGACGTTCATCTAAACCACTAGCACCCAATGTTTCAAGCATTTGTGCAACTCGTGCTTGGCGTTCTGTCTGTTTTTTTTCTTCTTCTAGTCGTTTACGTCTTCGTTCTGCACCTTGCGGATTATATAAATTCAACAAACCTTGTGTAAAATCAAAATTACTAAATACATCTTGCATTGCCATTTTTTATCCTCCTAAGAATGCTGCACCGATACGACCACCTGTGTCTAATACATCTAATAAACCTGGTGATGATCGCGTCACAACACGACCTCGGCCTGTCGTTTGTTGTGGCATTGGTGTGATACCCAGTAACGCAGAACGGAACTGTAAAGCATCAAATGGTTCATCAAGTCGTCTTTGCTCAAGGTCTTGTTCAATACCGCCAACTTGTGATAACAGATCAAGGTTTTCCATCATACGCGAACGTTCAAGTTCATCGGCTGTCAAGGTTGATGCGCCCGCAAGTTGCTGTGCTTCTAATGCAGCTTGATCTGCAAGTTGTCGTGATTGCTGGTCTGCAAGTAATCCACGCATTTGAAGATCGGCTTCAGTCAATCCTGATTGCTGTTGCAAGCGTGCTTGTTCAATTGCGCGGGCCTGTGCAAGTTCAGCCTGACGTTGACGACTTGCCTGTTCTAAGTTTGCCTGTTGTAATGCACGTTGCTGTGCCATTGATTGATTACGCTGTGATGCGTCTTGCTGGAACTTGGCATCTGTCAATGCACGTTGCAATTGTGCTGCTTGATTTGTCTGTCCTGCGGCAAGCAGTCTGTTGACATCCTGCATACCTAATCCCGCAGCAGTTCTAAATCCTGACTCGCGTAACTGTGCGGCTGTTCGTGCGCCAGCATCAAGCGCGGCTTCGTCTATCATGCCTTGACGAATTTGACCGCGTGAGCCAAATGCAGAACTGGCAGCGTTTTGAAGTCCTGCTGCTGCTGCTTGTCTGGCGCGTTGTCGTTCTATATCGCCTAGTGCTACATCAACAACACCAGTCGTAAATGGATTCATATAATCACTCATATAATCAATACCGCGACCAGCCGAAACATCAGCAACATTACGTGTCTGTGCCGCCATCATATCATCAACGTTTCCAATTTGTGCAGCATCAAAACCAGTAGTAGGATCAATTTGTGCTGCGCTGACAGTTGGTGTGTCACCAAGTAAGTAAGGCCCACGACCAGCAACATCACGGTAAAAATCTGCACCTAAATCTTCTGCTGTAATATTACTACCTTCTAAGTTTCTAATTTGTTGAAAAACATCTGATTGTGTTGGTGTAAAACCAGCAATTCGTGTCGATGGAGGAGGAGGAAGCGGATCACCTGTGCCTGGGCCAACACCACCCGCCATACCACCAGTCGGAACACCACCAACACCTGAACCCATAAAATCTGATCCAACGTCTGTGTAACCACCAGCCATACCACCACCCGCTAACGGGCCAGCACCAAGACCAGGCGCAACACCTCCAAATATTGTTGGTGCATATAAATCACCTGTAGTTCGGTATTGTCTTGCACCAGGTATCATACCTGAAGTCAGATAATTACCTAATGCAACTTGTTCTTGCGCTGCACCTTCAGCCCATGCGGGCAAACGGTTTTGCGAAACGGTTTCTTGCTTTTCTTCCGAACTACTTCCGAAACACATTTTTTTCTCCTACATCTTTAAAATAACGGTTAAATAATTTAACTTTAGCTTCTGAACGATGCGCTGTGACCACATCCACCATGACAGGAAGATCACCTAACGCTTGCGATAAAAATTTAACTTCTTTAATTAAATGAAAAACTGCACGACTTGTTCTGTGTGACCGTCTGACATAAACCCAGCCTTCGTCTAAGATAGGATCATCAGAATACCAGGGACTTGTTTTGACAACAGCAAACATACCCGCAATAACATCACCATCCATAGCCAAAAAAATCCATGAATCAGGATCGTCTATCATGTTGGCAATCAAGGCTAATGATTTGTTTCTGTTTATACTGAACTGCGCGTTATCGACTGCCATTTCCTCAAGTATTTCAAACATCGGGGAAAAGTCATCGCGCGTTGCTTCGCGTACTTTCATTATGCTGCTGGTCTGTCCTGTCCAATTTGTCTGAAGTCAAAACGAATTGCACCAAGTCTGAAAAAACTAGGCGCATCGTTCCACTCAAACTTAAACTGAAAACTACGACCACGCAGGCGCATCGGTACATATTCTGTGGCTGCCGTCACATTATGCGGGCCACTAATTAACGGTGTTCCATTCGGTGAATTTTTAGCAAAGGCTGTAACTGACAAACCACCAGCAAGATCATCAAAGTCTGGTATCATTTGGTTCAGCAACATATCAGTATTGCCATCACCAAAGTCGATATAACCAGTTGTTAAAAATCCATCAAGGTTTCCACCGTTAGCAGAATCACCTTTTTCCATGTAATACAAATACCCACTGGCATCTGCTGCAAATGGAAAGGCTTCAATAGAACGATCAATTTGTGCTGTTCTTACAATCTGACCTGTTGACCATTTGTTTTCAACGTAATTGTATAGAACATAACGACTGCATTCATTACCTACGTCACGCTGGTCTGCATAATACCAGCCCACTTCATTATACACCGCATTACTGAACGCATATATTTTATCATGCTGAACAAAATCAAGGTTATCAAAAACATCACGCCTGACTGGTGACATAATCGGCTGAACAACACCGCCTGCGTATTTGTAAAATTCACCGCCTGGTGCCATCCAGAAAACACCGACATCTGTTGATACGGCTGCGTTTGCACCAATACATCCTGCGTTTTTAGCAATGTTCTGAAAACGATACACGACAGTCGGATCAGCAACAAATTTCATTGACCATGTGGTATCTGTAGTAAAGATAATGTTTTCATTGCGTGTGACAATACCTTTAACAATGCGATCACCGAACGGTAATGTATAATCTCCAGCCGTGTTTGCAGCCGTTGGTGTCCAAGACGTATTGTTACCTTGCGATGACCATTTAATTAATCGCGGATCAAAATTACCATCGCTGTCATTCACACCGCAGCAAACAACAAACCGTTCATTCGTGACAAAGAACGTTGTAATGTCAGTCGGTGCATTTGTTACAATGTTTCCGCAGTTTAATTGCTTAACAGATACGTTATCAACTGTTCCGCTAAACGATGCTCCCGTTAAGGTAAATGACTGCGTGCCACCCGCACCAGAATAGAACGTTGTCTTATATGTTCCTGCTGCATTCAAAGCTGAACCAATGTTCGAGCCACCCCATGCAGGCTGTAATGTTCCATTCGTGCG